CGCAGCAAGCCCAGAACCTGTACCTCGGCGGTGCGCAGATCCAGTCCCAGCAATACGCCGCAGGTCAGCAGCAGGCGCAGAACCTCTATGGCGCAGGTCAGCAGCAGGCGCAGAACCAGTACAACGCGGGATCGCAGTACCAAAACCAGCTCTTTACCGGGGGGCAAGCTCAGGCGCAGGCTCAGAACCAGATGTTCCAGTCCCAGCAGGCGAACCAGATGCAGGCGCTGTCGATGGCCCCGCAGTACGCCGCACAGGACTACACCGACGCCTCACAGGTCATGAACGTTGGGAACGCGCTCCAGAACCAGCAGCAAGCCGGATTGAACGCCAACTACGGCAACTGGCAGGCGGCGCAGCAGTACCCGCAGCAGCAGCTCGGCATCCTCGGGCAGGCGCTGGGCATGAACTACGGGCAGACGAACACCAGCACGCAGAGCCAAGGCGGCGGTTCGACGTGGGGCAATGCCGCGGGCGGCGCGCTGGCCGGCTACGGCGCAACGGGCAGCCCGTGGGGCGCCGCGCTCGGCGGGCTCGCCGGGCTCTTGGGGTAACCATGGCACTGAACAACTACCTCAACCGGCCCGGCTTGCTCGACGCGGCCCCGTGGTCGCCGGCCGGGCTGCAGGCTGGCTCCGGCCTCAATCGGTACACCAGCATGCGGCCCGGAGGGATCGGGCAGCAATCCGGCGCCGCCATGACGCCGGTCATGGGCGTGGCGCAGCCCCCCATGCAGCAGTACGCACCGCCGGCCATGCGGTCGCTGGCCGACAGCCTGGCACAGTACCGCGCGCAGGCTCAGGCAGCATCGGCCGCGCAAGCCGAAGAGGCGGCCCGCGCGGCGGCGGCTGCCAGCGCGACCCAGGAGCACGGCGATTCGGCGGACGGCGGCGCAGGGCCTTCCGAGTCCATCGGCGGCGGGTTCGGCGGCGCAGTTGGGTCAGGCGAGTCGATCGGGTCTCAGATCGGCAATGCGCTCGGTATCACGGGCATCGGCAATGGTGCGCAATCCGGATTCAGCCTCGGCGGTCCAATCGGCGCGGCGCTGGGCGGGCTGCTGGGGCTCGCCGTCTCGTCGGACCAGACCAACCCCAGCAGCGTCAACGCCGTCAACGGCTTGGACGCCGGCTTCGGCATGGGGGCCGACGATGGAGGGCTGTCTGCGGCAGGGCTGTCGGGCGTCGAGGGCTTCGGCGGGCTGGGGGTCGGCATCGGCGAGGGCTTCGGCGGGGGGCTGGACTCCGGCTTCGGCGGGGGTTTCGGCGGGTTTGGCGATGGCGGCGGGATCGAAGGCGAATCGTCCGGAGATGGCGGGTCTGGCGACGGGGCTGGCGACGGCGGCGGAGAAAGTGGGGGCGACGGATGGGCGCGCGGCGGCGTTGTCACTGCCGACCGGCTGCACGGCCCAGACCCGGCCGGCCCCGATGAGGGCTATGGCGCCTTGAAGACGGGGGAGTTCGTGATTTCGGCCGAGGCCGCGCGCGTGATCGGGTATGACAAGCTGGCCCAACTGAACAAGCTGGGCCGCGGCACGAAAAAGGGGCTGCTCTGATGGGACTACTCGACGAATTCGACACCATGCCGGACGACCGCAAGAGCGCGGTGCGGCAGGGGCTGCTCGCTATGGGCTTGAACATGCTGGCCGGGGGCGGCAGCTTCGCACAGCAGCTCGGGCGCGGCGGGCTGGCCGGCCTCGGTGGCTACCAGGATGCGCTCGACAAGCAGAAGGCCGAGCAGTCGCAGAAGACGCTGCGCCAGATGCAGGAACTGCAGCTCCAGCAAGCCCAGCGCGGCGCGGCGCGACAACAGCGCCTTGATGCCCTCCCGGACCAGTTCTACCGCTCGCCCGCCCAGCAGGCGCTCGCGGGCGGCGGCGGACCGACTGTCGGCAACGCGCAGCGCCTGGAAGGCATGACGCCTCAGTTTGACGCCGAGGGCTACGGGCGCGCGTTGATGGGCGTAGACCCACAGGCCGGCGTGGCGTTCCAGCAGTTGATCGCCAAGCAGCAGGCCGCGCCGGTCACGGTCAGCGAGGGGCAGACGCTGGTTGACCCGCGCACCGGTCGCCCGATCTTCTCGGCTGGTCAGAAGCCAATGGCGGTCAGCGAGGGGCAGGTGTTGTTTGACCCCGCCACCGGCCGGCCGATCTTCTCCGCACCCAAGACCAACAGCCCCGACGCCATCCTGGCGGCCGAAACTACCCGGCGCGGGCAGGACTTCAACATGCTGCAGGGTGCCGGCGAAGTGACGTACCAGACCGACCCCGCAACCGGTCAGCTTGTTGCACTACCGAAGCAGATGGGGCCGGGCGGCCAGATCACACCGCGCCCCGTGTCGGCCGGCACTGGCGGTTCGAAGGACGCAAAGGAGGCGCTCGCGCTGGCGGATCAAGCCGAGGCCATCCTGAAAACTGGCGGCGCCACCGGCTCCGGTGCGGGCAGCCTGATCGACAGCGGCGCGGCGTTCTTCGGGCGCTCCACCCAGGGCGCGCAGGCGTCAGCGCAGTTGCAGGCCATCGGCGGCATGCTCACCGCCAAGATGCCCAAGATGTCCGGCCCGCAGTCTGACAAGGATGTGCAGCTCTATCGCGATATGGCCGGCGCTGTCGGCGATGCCTCGAAGCCGATTCAGACCCGCCTCGCCGCGCTGCAGACCGTGCGCGAAATCCAGCAGCGGTATGCGGGGCAGCAGGATGCGCCGTCCGCTCGCGTCCCCACGCCGATGCCCGGCATGGTGCGTAATGGCTACCGACTCAAGCCCGGGGGTAGCCCTGCTGATCCGAACTCTTGGGAGCCGGTGCGATGATGCCGTGGGAAGAGTACGCCGCGGCTGGATACGGCAACAAGCCGGCAAAGGCGGATCCGAAGGCGGCACGCGCTCAGTTCGCGGCGGCGGCCAGCGCAGCAACAGGCATTCCGGAAGCAGCCATCCTGGCGCACACCGCGCTCGAAACCGGGGCTGATGCCTCCAAGACGGTCGGCGCCTACAACTACGGCAACATCAAAGCCGGCAGCAAGTGGCAGGGCGACACGGCCAGCGTCAACGCCCTGGAGTACGACAAGAGCGGGGGTACCTACCGTGAGCCGTCCAAGTTCCGGAGCTACTCCGACCCCGAGCGGGCCGCCCAGGACTACGCCGCGCTGATCCGCAGCCGGTACCCGCAGGCGGCGCAGGCTCGCACGGTGGAGGAGTTTGCCCAGGGCCTCAAGGCCGGCGGATATGCCACGGACCCCGACTACGTGCGCAAGCTGGTGTCCGTAGCTGGGCGGCGTGTTGGCACCGAAAAGGGCCGGGCGACGAACCGCGGCACCGCCGAGACATCGCCCGCGAAAATGCCGTGGGAGGAATACGCGGCTGCCGGCTACAGGCCCGATCAGACAGCCGCCAAGCCGGACCGCAGCCTGGCCGGCCTGGCTGGCGACCTGGCGGCCGGTGCGATCCGCGGTGCTGGGTCGATCGGCGCCACGCTGCTGTCGCCCCTCGACTACGCGGCGCGCAAGCCGGTGAACCTGATGATCCCCGGCACCGATGTCGGCTTCGAGTTCGGTGGCGACCGCCGGCAGGGCATGGCGGATGCGCTCGGAACGCTGGGCGCAGACACCGGGAGCAACTCATTCGCGGTCGGGAAAGTCGGCGGCGAGCTGGCGGGAACGCTTGGCGTCGGGGGCGGACTGGCCCGCGGCATGGCCGCCGCCGCCCCGATGCTGGCGGCGCGCGTCATGCCACTGCTGGCGTCGGTCGAGACCGGCGGCATGTCATCCGGCAGTGTCGGCGGAATTTCTGGGCTCGGCCTGCGTGCGGCCGGCGGTGCCGCTGCTGGCGCGGCAGCGGCTGGCATGGCTGGCGGCGACGATCAAGATGCAGCACAAGCCGCATTCCTTGGCGGGATGCTCCCTGTCGGCTTCGGCGCGGCCGGCAAAGCCGCGGCGCTGGCAACTGGCATCGTCAAGCCATTCACTGGGGCGGGGCAGGACCGCATCGTCGGCGACATCCTGCGGCGCTATGCCCACGACCCGGCTGCAGCCGCTGAGGCGCTGACCCGGTACCGGCAGGTAGTTCAGGGCTCCGTCCCCCTCACATCTGCAGCGGCTGGCGACGTGGGCCTAGCCGGGCTGACTCGCACCATGCAAGCAGTCAACCCGCAGACCGCCAACGAGATCGCCATGCGCGGCACTGCGCAGAACGCGGCGCGCACCGCAGCGCTTGAGCAGGTGGCCGGCACGCCAGCGGCCATCGACCTTGCGAAGGATGCGCGCAGGCTCGCAACCACCCCGATGCGTGAAGGCGTGTTGCAGCGCGCTGGCCAGATCGATGGTCGCGAGATCCTCGGTCAGCTTGACGACCTGATCCGCAACCCGAGCAACGCAGGCAGCACCAACCGCCAAGCCCTCGACCGCGTGCGCCAGCAGGTGCTCCAGTCCACCGACGAAGCGGGCGGCATCGACGCGCGGGCGCTGTACGAGATCCGCAAAGACATTGGCCTGGCGATGCAGGGCAAGTTGCAGGGCGACGCCGGCAACCTGCGACACGCCCGCGGCGTTCTCGACGGCGTGCAATCCATGTTCGACGACGCGATAGGCGGCGCCAGTGCGCGCGCAGTCGGGCCAGTGCCGGCTGGGAAGGCCGCTGACCCATGGCGCGACTACCTCTCGACGTTTGCGCGCCAGTCCGGCCCGGTCAATCAGATGGAGGCGCTGCAGGATGCGCTGAAGCGGGTGCAGACTGGCACGACCGACATGCAAGGGACCCCAGTCATCAGCGCGGCGAAGCTGAACAACCTCATCAAAAACGAGGGGGACGACCTCAAGCGCGTCCTGACGCCAGACCAGCTGCAGCGCCTGCGCGAAGTCGCAGCCGATGCGAACGCCGCACGCCTCGGCCTGGAAGCGGGGAAATCCGTCGGCTCCAACACCGTGCAAAACCTGTCTCAGTCGTGGCTGCTGCAGCGCGTCTTCGGCGAGCTTGGCGAATCCCCGATGGTCAGCAGCATTATGCGCAAGCCGTTGGGGCTGATCTACGGCGGCGCGAACGAACAGATCACTGATCGCCTGTCGCGCGCTCTGCTTGACCCCGAATACGCCCGCCAGCTGATCGGCACCCCGGCACGACGGGGGGGCGGCACCAGCGGCGGTGCGCCGCTGCTACTCACAGGAGGCGGCGATGCTCGCTCAACGACTGGCCCACGTCGCGGCCTGCTGGACTGAAGACATATGAGCCTGAGCCACACACCCATCGAAGTGAAAGAGAACTTCCTGGCCGCGATGAGGCTCTCGATCGCCTGGCTGATGCACCTGCAGCCGGACGAGGTCGGGAAATGGTTGGCCATCGTGTACACGGTGGCACAGCTCTACGTGCTGGTCCGGGACAAGATCGTGCGCAAGCGGCGTGCGCGCCGGGATGCGCTGGCCACCACTTCGCCGGGGGATCTGGCATGACCGCCCTCATCTCATTCCTCGGCTCGGCTTCCCTTCGCTGGCTGCTTGGCGAACTGCTCGGCATCGTCAAAGCCCGCGAGGATCGCCGGGCCGAGATCGACATGCTGCGCCTGCAGGCTGATCTGGAGCGCGAGCGCGCAGAGCGTCAGCGGCTGGCCGTGGCCGATGCTGCGGCGGCAGGCGTCAAACTGGTCGAGGCGCAGCGCGAGGCCAGCGCCAGCGATGCAGCGGACCGGATGATGCTGGCCGGCGTGGAGGCGGTCGGCAGGCCGTCCGGCGTGCAGTGGGTCGATTCCTGGAACGGATCGATCCGTCCGGCGCTCGCCTCTGCCTCCATCCTGCTGCTGCTGGGCAACGCGCTGTTCCCGGCTCACGTGGCGCTGACCGGACTGGTGGGCGAGGTTGTCTGCGGTGCGCTGGGGCTGTACGTCGGGGGCCGAATCCATGCGACCGGCCGCTGACGATGTACTCCGGCTGGCGCTACCCCTGATCCTGCGGTTTGAGGGCTTGCGCCTGCGGCCGTACCTATGCCCCGCTGGTGTTGCCACGATCGGTGCGGGCGCGACCCGCTACCTCGACGGCCACCGCGTTGCACTCACTGATCCGCCAATCACGCGGGAGGCGGCCCTGGTGCTGCTGCGCGATTCGGCGGCCCGCGAGTATGTGCCCGCCGTGCTGCGGCTGTGTCCCGGCGCAGACACTGCGCCGCGCGTGGCTGCGCTGGTGTCGTTCGCGTTCAACCTCGGCGTCTACGCGCTCCAAGCGTCCGCGCTGCGGCGGCGGATCAATGCCGGCGACTGGCCTGGCGCGCAGGCCGAAATGCGGCGCTGGGTTCGCGGCGGCGGTCGCGTGCTGCCCGGTCTCGTGCTTCGGCGCGCAGCCGAGGCGGCGCTGCTTGCCCCGGGCGGTGCCGGGGCTTGATGCGCATGTGGGACTGTGTCAGGCACAGAGGCTGGCCAGCCAGTTGCCAGCCGCCGCGACCTCAGCTTGATACGCCGGGTCGGCATCGAGCGCAGCCTGAGCAGCCTTGAGCGCGACGCAGGCCGCATCGTATGCAGCCATCGCGGGCACGAACAGCGGGTCATCTTGTTGGCCGCCGACGCTGGGGATGGCCTCACGAGTAGCGCGCTGCAGGTCAACGGCTGCTTGGTGTGCGCGGTACGTGGCGATGTGGCTGTATGCGTTGGTCATGTCAATCTCCTTGAGTTGCCGGACCTGCCGTTTGCTGATCCGATGCCCTAATTATGCCCCAATGGGGCAACATAGCAAGGGGTTCGCGCAACTATTTTTAGCCCATTGGGGCACAATAGCGGCATGGACACACCGACACCCACTCAAGTCAAATCTGCCCGCGATGCTGTGCGGCACGCGATGCACCAGGCTGCCGCGGTGATCGGCGTGACGCAGGGGGCATGGAAGAAGTGGGAGTACACCGAGCGCGCGATGCCAGCGGGGCTGTGGGAGCTGTACTTGCTCAAGACCGGGCAGCACCCAACCCACAGGCTTGAGGATCGGTGACCGAGCCGAAAGGGCCATGATCGGGGCCACGTCCCCAAGAATTCCCCACGGACTGGTTGGAAGCATAGTGCGGACCGGTCCCACCGAACCGTCTTGCGGCTCAGGACCAGCGCTGGGGCCGGGAAGTCTGGTCGTTTTGTCACGCGGCTGGTGACATGCTCGCGGCCCAGGCCTAGGATGTCAGCGATGTCGCCGGTTCCGATCAGGTCCATCACCCAGCCCTCCCCGCACACCCGCTGTCCGAGCACCCCTCTGGCCCGCACCGGCACGGCCTGACCATTGCGAGGACATCCTCCATATGGTCAGCCCTGATCTTCGCAGCAGCATCCCGAGCATGCATCATCGCGTCGGGCCTGCCGGCGAGCCACGCGGTCAGCTCGCGGCTGTCGTCTTGCAGCATGCCGGGCGGGTGGCCGGTGACGCGGCAGGCCTCAGTTCGCGTGGTCTTGCTCATCGCGTAACCCCCTTGTCTTCGACCCGTCCAGCGATGAAATACACACATCGCTCCCGCAGCACCGCAGGCGACATCGTCCAGTAAAACGCCGCCGGGTCATCGCGCTCAATCTGCGCTCATCGCCCGCCCTCCCGAATCCGCCGCCCGACCTCGGCCGCGCACAGCACAACCGCCTCACGCCACGCTCGTAGCGTGTCGGGCTCGGTGCCATCATGAGCCACCACATAATCATCCTGTCGGTTAATTACCGCCACCCATTCAGTCCCCCAGTGTGGGTAAATGCGCAGCCGCACAGCTAGCCGCGCTGCATCTCCGTCGTCGAGATGCGGGCGCCATACCTCTCCGTCCAGATCTCCATCCAGATCTAGACAAGACAGTCCGCCGGACATGTCAACCATGTCGCGAACTGGCATCCCAGCCGCCAGCGCGGCCAGCTCCAGCGTTTCGCTTGTGATTTCAGTCATTGCCATTCCCTTGTCGAGTGCGCTGCGCATCGCAGCCCATTTTGTGTGGGCCGTTCGCCGCTGCGCGGCAGCAGCGATGCACGGCATTGATGATGATCTGATTCAGCCGCTCGATCTCTGCCGCCTGAGCGTCAATCTGTGCGCGCAGCTCGTCGCGCTCTTTCCGTGCTGCATCCCGGGCAGCGCACACGCGGCGCAGCTCGGTACTGTCGGCGTCGTGCTGTGATCGATGCCTGAGCGCCAGCTCGTCGCGCTCGACCTCCAGTTCGGCGATGCGCTGCGCCTGGTCTGCGGCGTGGTGTTGGAGCGTCAGGCGCTGGGCGTGCTCGGATCGGCAGCCGTCTCGGTACATGCACGCATTGAACGGGCTATTGATGTCGGGCAGTTGTTCGGTGGTCATGGTCATTCCTCGTTGTGGCCGCGCAGTGCGGCCCGTTGTTGTTCAGGCGGCCTCGGTCGCCGGCTGTTGTGCCGCGGCCTTGAGTTGAGTGATGCGGGCGCTGTAGACCGTGCGGGCTTGCTCACGCTCAGCGGCTGGCAGCATTGCGGCGGCAGCCTTGGCGGTGTCGAGTGCAGCGCGGTTGCTGGCCGAGTCGATCAGCCGCGTTACTTCCTGCAGCGTCGGCATAGGCTTGATCGTGTGGCCGGCTTTCTTTCCCTTGGTCGCGGTCAGGCTCAGGCTGATGTCACGCTCGATGCCGGACATGTGGCTGATTCGGATACCGCCGACAGTGGCGCCGCCGAAGCGCACGCCGGGGTCGTTGAACAGCGTCATGGACTTGCCGGGCCACGTGCGGCCGTCTTCGCCCCAGGCGAAAATCAGCACTTTACGCATTGTTTTACAGGGCTTGTATGGTCGCCCGTCGTCTCCCTCATAGTGGACGATGAGCGGTTGTTCGTCGGTGTTTCCCAGGCGCACGTCGGTAACGGTGATCGTCATCGGCCCGCCGATCAGTTGTTCGCTGTTGAGCTGGTCCGACGTCGGCACGATCGTGTGCCGCAGGTTGCTGATGTCCATCACGCGTACCCCACTTCGATTTCAATGCTGCGGCGCGCCCAGTTCGGCAGGCCGACGATTTGCGTGCCGACGTGGTGCGGCCAGTGATTTGCGCGCTGGCAGTCGGCGTATAGGGCCCGCAGTTCCGCCACCTCTTCGCGCCCCTGCTGTAGCGTGTCTTCGTCCAGCACCGCGGTGTAGGCGAGAAACGGGTAAGCCGATGTGACGATGGCAAAGCGGAACTCAGCCACATCAAGCCCGCAGGCCTCCACGCCGTCGATGTAGTGCGCGGCCTGGCGGTGGTACCCCCAGGTGTTGACCGATCGGCCGAAATCATCCGGGCTATTCTCACTGGTAGTCTTGAGGTCGAGGATCACATAGCGGCCATCCTTGCGCTTGTGCAGCCAGTCGGGGCGGGCCTTGCACTGCAGTCCGGTTGCTTCATCGACCCAGCACACTGAAAGCTCCGGTTCCCCGCTGCTCAGGATCTCGGCAAGCTCTGGGACGTTTGTCACTGCCGCTCGCTGGAACTCGGCGTCAAGCTCCTGTGCCATGGAAATGGGTTCGGCGCACTGGCGCTCTGCCCACTCTTTTCCAGCCTTGGTGCGTAGGTCAAGTCCATCGGGGCGCACGCTGTAGCGCAACCCCCATTCACTCGGCTCAAGGATCATGCAGTGTGCCAGCGTGCCGGACAGCATTGCAGCCGTTGCCTTGCGCTTCGGCCGCGCTGGGTTCATGTTCATCGCCCAGCAGTAGGCCGGCGACCGCTTCAGGTCCGTCATCAGGCTGTTGCTGACCGCGCGCCGGCTCAGGTACTCGGCATGCGTCAGACCGCGTTCAATCGGCATCTCGTTCTCCAGTTGGTTGTAGGTGCCGGCTTCTCACCGGCTGGCGCAGCGCTCTCACCCGCTGCGTCTGCATGTCTCGTGTGCCTCGCCGCTTGCGCATTTCTTTGCCGGCGCGGTGCCGGCGCTGGAATAGCCCCATGGGCGGGCGTGGGACTCGATGCGCTTGCCGAGTTGCCCCCGTTGCCCCTTGATGTCAGTTGCAGGTGGTTGAGGCGCAGTTGATCGCCGGATCGCAGGCCACAAGCACAGTGGCGGCGCACAGGCAGACGATCACGACGGCCAGCAGCAGGGCGCCGAGCGACGTCGGCTCGCGGTCACGTGGCACGCGCGGCGCTGTCTCGTGCTCGATGGCCTGCACGCTGTCCTGCCAGTCGCTGTCGGGGTCGAACTGGATCCGGTCGGTATCGTGGCGGCTCATCACAGCCACCCCACGGCCAGCGCCACGACGATCACCACCGCCAGCGGCGCGAGCGTCACGGCCAGAACGCGGTGGCCAGCGGCCTCGATGCGGCCCATGCGGCGCGGCGCCGGCTGCTGCCACGTCTTGCCGGCGATCCAGCCCGATTCGTAGCCGGTCCAGTTGTCGGCGTCGTGGCGCCCTTGGGCTCCCATGGTGGCCATCACAGCACCCCCGTCAGCATGCGTTCGGCGCGACGAGCGCGGGATGCTTCGAGGTCTTCCGCCTCCAGCGCGTACTCGTGGCCGGCCGCCGCACGCTGGGCGCACCGGTAGGTGTTGGCGACGCACTCCGACATGTCGGGCCAGTTCGGTCCTTCGCCGTTCAGCAGGTCAACCCCATCGACAGACCGCACGGCCACTGCAGCGATGTCGTCACCCTCAATGTTCAGCGTCCGCTTGCTCAACAGCTCGTAATCGACCCAGGCCTCGCAGTTGACGGGCCAGCGCATCGAGTTGCTCTGCAGTTGCAGCAGCACGCGCTTGTAGCCAGCGGTCAGCGCCGGCAGCAGTTTCTTCGTTTCGATCCGCTCCATCTCGTGAATCACAGCCTTGTCGATGCGCTCGAACAACTCACCGCGGGCCAGCAGTGGCGCCAGGTCGGTGCCGGCTGGGGCGACGATCACCCAGCCGTCCTCGATGTCGGCGTCAAAGCCAGCCACCAGGCCGACGGTGTCCACGGTCACGCTGTACTCGCGCAGGCAGCCCGTCGAGGCTGCTGCGTTCAGTGCGGCGCGCATCGCCGCCTTGTGGTCTGCGCCCGCCGCCAGTGCGCGGCCCATGGCTCGCACTGCTCGGTCAATCGTCTGTTCGTCGTGGGTGCTCATGCCGCCACCTCGTCAGCCGGAACAGCGGTCACGGTGCGCGCATGCTCGATCCGCGAACGAGCCACATCGATCAGCAGCCGGTACTCGGTGCGCGTGCGCTCGTCGTGCTTGTCGGCCGACCTCGCCAGGAACTCGTCCACCGTCCCGCAGAAGCAGCCGCGCGTCACCAGCAGCGTGTTGTCATTGCCGTTGTAGACCGTCAGCGTGCCGTTCTCGGTGCCGACGATGGATGCCCAGAAGATCAGGCCGCAACCGTAGACCCAGGCATCGCCGTAGACCCGGGCATTGCCGGAGACCCGGGCATCGCCGTAGACCCAGGCATCGCCGTAGACCCGGGCATCGCCGGAGACCCGGGCATTGCCGTAGACCCAGGCATCGCCGGAGACCCGGGCATTGCCGTAGACCCAGGCATCGCCGGAGACCCAGGCATTGCCGTAGACCCAGGCATCGCCGGAGACCCAGGCATTGCCGTAGACCCAGGCATCGCCGGAGACCCAGGCATCGCCGGAGACCCGGGCATTGCCGTAGACCCGGGCATTGCCGGAGACCCAGGCATCGCCGTAGACCTGGCCCTCCTTCTCGACATACCCGCCCAGATCACCAGGCGACACGCCGAGCGCCGCAATTGCCACCAGCGCCCGGACGCGCTTCACCGTCCGGCCTGGCGCGATGACGATCTCGTCACCAGGAACGAACTCGAACCTCTTGATCTGCTCCATCTTTCACCCCTTCTCAGGCCACCACTGGCCCACTGCGAAGCGCACCCGCAGATGCGCTCGGGCAGTGGGTCAGATGGCGATCCAGTGCCCGCAGAGATGCGAGACTGAAAACCCCATTTGCCCCATCTCGTCGCGGACGCCGCGGGCTACGCGCTTTTCATGCGCCGTCGGGCCGTAGCTCTTGGCGCGACCCTTGGCGGCGAACTGCTGTCGTTGTCCGGCGAACGCGGCGCGCTTAGATGCTGCGGACTTGGCAGGGGTGTTGCGCTTGCTCATCTCGATCCCTTTGCAGCTCCGTCACCCGGCGGGCGTCTCGTGCTGCGTTGGGATCTATTACACACCACGTTTAACCGCTTGTCAACGCTATGTGTAAACGCGAGGTGTAAAACACCGTGTGTATTTTGTGGTAGTCTTGCGCCTGTCGGATCTGTCGGGGGATGGTGAAGACGAAGAAACATGAGGCCCCTTGCTCATGCGTTCACGGCCCGCCCAACGGGTCGATGCCGGCCCCCGACGGCGCGAACGCAGTAGCAAGGGGCTTTTGCATTCGCGGCCGGCCGTACTCCGCACGACAGCAGGGGCCGCAAGTGGGGCCGCTCGGAAGGAAACCGCGACACGGTACGCCGCAAGGCTAGGGGGCAGATCCCGAACAACCCGTGGGGCTGGCTGCATCGACAAGCCCGGGGACCAACGAAAGTTGGCATGTCGATCCGCTACGGCGGGGTGAAACCTCCTCTCTCCCCAGTCAACTGCAATGGTTGTGGGTAGGGGAGGCTGTTGGGTGAAATCCCCTAGGGAGGTAGATCAGGGGATCCGATGGAAAAGATGGCGGGCGGCCCATTTCGGCGCAAAAAAGCCCGCACTCGGCGGGCTTCGCAGGATCAGGGCGGCGTCACTGGGATTTCCAGGACCAGCCCTTGCCCCTCATGCAAGAGTTGATGGCGTTCCCGCGGTCGATTGAGTTGATGTCGATCTGAGGCGCTGGCGTTGACACCCCTGGCGTGGTGGTGCAATGCAACTGCCCGCCGAACTGGGAGCACGTTGTCTGCGATGGGGATTGGACCGCTCTCCCGCTTGCCATCATCACCGGTGGGTATGCGCCGTACGCCATTGACTGGCACTGCATCTTGTCCGAATTCATCTCCGCATCCGATGCGCTGGGCTTGTGCCAACTTCCGCAACCGGACAACGCCGCGCACATGGCGGCAACTGCAATCAACCTCATCTCAATCCCCTGTTGTGACGGCAAACAGCGCCGACACGGGAACTTTGAACCAGAGGCCGGCGAACTTGAGGTGAATGTTCGCCAAGTCTTTCACGCGGTCAGCGCTGGCTCATCCGCCCCGACACGCCGCCGCCGACGTAGACCGCGACGACGACCGCCCCCGACTGCGATGTGACCGTCTCGCCCGCCTGGCCAACCGGCGCGGCAGCCCACTCGCCGCCGCCCAGGCTGATGAACTCGCGCAACAGGTGCTTGCCGCTGGCTGCGCGCACCAGAACCCAGTCGCGGTTTGCCGGCTCCAGATCCCGGCGCAGCTTGATGTAGTCGCCAGCCTCGTGCTTGGGTGACAACGATCCGTCACGCAGGGTCAGCTCGAACACGTTCGGCAGTTGGTCATGCATGTGAAGTTCCTCCCATGCAACCATCTTCGGTACTGGAGGCCCATCCAGTGTGTAAATATTCACAGTACCGCTTGCCTCGGGGGCTTGCGGCGCTGGCACTGCGCGATCTGGAAAAGTGGCGACGTTTCCGGGTTGCCCGGGGAATGCATCTCCCAAGCCGGTGAGCACCCAGTGCGCCGAGCAGCCGAGGATGGCCTGGGCTTTCAGCGCTCCCTCCTTCGACACGCCGCGCGCTTTCCAGTTCGTCATGACTGCCGGCGATGCGTTCAGCGCGGCCTGCAGAGCACTGAAGTCGAGGCACACCACGGCGGACCGCGCATCACGAGCGGCGTCGAGCAGGCGTTTTGCTGATTCTTGCATTGTGCAATTTTCCATGCGTTTACACGGCCCGTTGAAAACACGGTGTTGATGTTTTATTACACATGGTGTTTAATGGAGGCATGAACCAACAAGCCATCCAACTCATCGACGCGCACGGCGGGGATACGGCGCTGGCAAAGAAGCTCGGCTTCCAGACCCCCAGCGGCTCGCGCCGCGTCCACAACTGGCGCGACCGCGGGATCCCGCCGCGCATCCAGCTCGACCACCCCGAGCTGTTCCGCCCGATCCCCTCGTCATCGGCCGACCCCGCCAGTACCCAACCCGCGCCCGTCGCGCAGACCGCACAAAAGGAAGCTGCATGAACTCGCTGACCATCCTGAACACGCAGATTGCCGCCGACGACGCGGGCCGGTTCTGCCTGAACGACCTGCACCGCGCCAGCGGCGGATCCAAGCGCCACAAGCCCGGCCAGTGGATGCGCCACGACATGTTCAAGGGCCTTGTTGCCGAGATCGAGCGAGGTGCGGAAAAGCACCTTGCCCCGGTGTCGGTCGAGCGCGGCGGCATTGGTGGCGGCAGCACCTACGTCTGCCGTGAGCTGGTCATTGCCTACGCCATGTGGATCAGCCCGGCCTTCATGCTGCAGGTGATCCGTGCGTTCGACGGCGCCCAGCAGCAGGCCATGCACGAAGCCGCCGTCCAACACCAGCAGCTCGCCCAGCTCGTCCTCGGCCTCCTGGCCGGCAAGTCGGAAGCAAGTCTCTGCGGCCGCGTCCTCGGCAAGTGGGGCAAGCGCCGCCGCGCGATGACGCAGCGCATCGAGGCGCTGGAGTGCCAGTTGCAACTCACGCTCGACCTGTCGGCGCCCGTCGCTGTCGCCGAGGTGTTGCAGTGATCCGCCGCCTCATCACCGCCGCCGCGCTGTGCATCGCCACCGTGGCCAGCGCCAAGACGATCGGCGTCCACGTCGGCTCATGGCACAGCGCCCAGGGCTACAACAACGTGAACCCGGGCCTGATGGTCCGCGCCGAGTCGGGTCTGACTGCCGGCGCGCACTGCAACAGCGAGAGCCGCAGCGAGCGGTTTCCGACCGCGAAGCGCTGCCAGGTTGCGGCCTACCTCGGCCAGCACGCCGATTGGGAGCCGACCCCGGGGCTGAAGGTCAGCCTGACCGGCGGCGTGCTCACCGGCTACAGCCGCGCGAAGGTCCTGCCGTTTGTCGTGCCGTCGCTGCTAATCGGCGACCACGTCCGGCTGATCTACGCACCGAGGGTCGAGCCCAAGGGCGTGCAGACCGCGTCCCTGGCGCTGGAGTTCTGACCGTGGCCGCTACCCTCCCGAATGACGTGCGCCGCTGCCCAGGCCACGCGCTGATCGACCGCGAAACCGCGCGGATCTACACGGCCCCGCCCTGCGAAGGTTGCCATCGCCTGATCGCGGCCCGTGCTGACACCGCGGCGTGGATCGAAGCAGGGCGCCCGAGCCGCGGCGACCGCGACCGCACTCCGGACACGCGCTGCACCTGGATGACTGCGCCCGACCTGCGCACCCAGCCGTGCCCGAGCCGCATCGACGACCACCACCCGCACGCCGTCACCGACGAACGGCGCGCCCAAGAAAAAAGCCAGACCGGGTGCAACCGATCTGGCCTCTCCGCCGCGTGAGCGGCATTTGCAACAGCAGGACTCCAGTATGCAACAGCACCAACCCCCCGTTCAAGGGATCAGCGCCGGCAACGCCAGCCAGATCACCCCGTTCAGCTTCGGCGACTCGCCGGTGCGCGTCATCACCATCGGCGGCGAGCCGTGGTTTGTGGCTGCCGACGTGTGCGCCATCCTTGGTCAGCCCAATGTGGCCCAGGTCGTCAGCCGCCTCGACGATGACGAGAAGGGCATCCACACTGTGGACACCCTCGGCGGCGCCCAGCAGGCCAGCGCAGTCAGCGAATCCGGCCTCTACTCGCTGGTCCTGACCAGCCGCAAGCCCGAGGCGAAGCGCTTCAAGAAGTGGGTCACCGCCGAGGTGCTGCCGTCGATCCGCAAGACCGGCCAGTACGGCAGCGCGCCAAGCGCGACCCCTGCGCTGCCAAGCGTCCGCGATCTGGCCCTGATGGTCATCGCGGCCGAGGACGCGAAGGAGAAGGCCGAGGTCGAGCGTGACGCGGCGCAGGGCGCCCTGGCCCTTGCCGCCCCGAAGGCTGCCGCCCTCGACCTGATCAGCGCCGGCCACGACACCGTGACGATCACCGAGGCAGCAAAGGTGCTCGGCATCAAGCGCGCCGTGCTGGTGGCCAAGATGCACGCCGACGGCTGGATCTACCGCCAGAACCAGTCCTGGGTGGCCTACGACCAGCACATCAAGAACGGCCGCCTTCAGTACACGGATGAGAAGACGGGCATGGAGTGCGTGAAGCCGTACTGCCACATCACGCAGAAGGGCCTCGCCAAGCTGGCCCAGGCATTCGCCGTCGAGGTTGCCGCGTGACAGAGCCCCGCCCGCCCATCCCCACCGCTGTGCGCGCCGTCATGGAGCTGTTCGGCTGGGACGAGATTACTGCACGCCGCCACATCGCCCAGCGCGAGCACCTTGTGCGCACCAGCTACCGCGCGCCGATCCTCAACAGCTACAGGAGCGCCGCATGATCGCCGCCGCCCGTCTCTTCGCCGCCAGGCTGCACCTGCGCGCCCTCGGCCTGGCCCATGCCGGCAGCACGTCGGCGCTGCTGACCCTGGCCGGCGCCCGCTGCCAGAGCTTGAGCGTCTCGCAACTACTGGCCGAGCCTGCAGGCCACCGGGTGACGCTGACCCGCCCCCGGCTCCTGCGCGCCCCGCTGGTCATCCGCACCAACGCCAACCCTGACTGCCAGCGTGCGCTGATCGACCTGCGCCACCAGTTCAGGACCACGACCGGCCGCGAGTACCTACCGCGCCGCGGCGACATCCTGGTCGTCGAGGTGACCAAGTGATCGCTCGCGCCATCAAGACCGCCTTCGCGCACGTCACCTGTGCAGCGTTCCTGACCTGCGTCCGGGCGTACTGCGTGGTCCGCCTCGCGTACTACCGAATCGTCATCGAGCACCTCGGGCGCCACCGGCCGACACACTCCGACCTGACCGCGCTGCACGCCCACGCCATGGCGCTGGACGACTACCTGCGCGCCGACTACCCGCTCAACATCGAAGGAGGCCGCCGTGCGTGAGCTTCAGCACTTGCTTCTCACCCTGCTGGCGCCCCAGGTGCTGGCCGACCGCGGCTGCAAGGCCCTGCGCCGCCAGTGCGCCGGGCTGGCGCTCGCCGATCGAGGTGTCGCATGAGCCGCGCCGACCTCCCCATCCAGTCGCTCAAGGCCAAGCAGCTGCGCCTGCTGGACGCATTCCGGCGCCTGCAGCCCGTCACCGTTCGGGCTGTCGCGCTGGCGATCCATGGCGATGACCAGCCTGTGCACATCCGAATGGTGCACAACCAGGTGCCCGCGCTGCAGTCCCGCGGGCTCATCACGCCGGTTCGCATCGGCGAACGCGAGCATGGGAAACGCGGCGTCCGTCCGCTGCCGTGGAGGACTTGCGCATGATGACCACCTGCGCTGACCTCTTCGCCGGTGCCGGCGGATTTTCCACCGGCGCGCGCATGGCTGGGATGACCCCTGTCTATGCCGCGAACCACTGGCCTGCCGCCGTCGAGATCCATGCCCGCAACCACCCTGGCGCCGTGCACGCCTGCCAGGACCTGCACCAGGCCGACTGGTCGAAGGTTCCGGCCCATGACGTGCTGCTGGCGTCTCCCTGCTGTCAGGGCCACAGCAAGGCCCGCGGCAAGGCCAGCGGCAACCCGCAGCACGACGCCAGCCGGTCGACAGCGTGGGCCGTTGTCTCGGCCGCCGAGTACCACCGGCCCGAGGTGGTCGTCGTCGAGAACGTCCCCGAGTTCGCCGAGTGGTCGCTCTACCCGGCATGGCGCATGGCAATGCAGGCGCTGGGCTACACGCTGGCGCCGCACATCGTCGACGCTGCCGATCATGGCGTGGCGCAGCACCGGACCCGCCTGTTCATCGTCTGCACGCGCTCTGCTCGCCCGCTCATGCTGGACCTGCCGAGCCTGGCGCACGTCGGCAGCGAGAGCCTGATCGACTTCGAGGCCGGCAAGTGGTCGCAGATCGACAAGCCGGGCCGGGCACCAGCGACGCTGGCCCGGGTCCGTGCTGGCCGGGCCGCCCATGGCGCGCGCTTCGTGACTGCGTACTACGGCAGCGAGCGGGGAGGGCGGGCGCTGTCTCGACCGCTTGGCACGATCACGACAGTTGACCGATGGGGAGTGATCGACGGCGACCGGATGCGCATGTTGTCGGCTCAGGAGTGCCGCGCCGCGATGGGATTCCCGTCCGACTACGTGCTGCCCACCAACCACAAGGCCGCTGTCCACATGCTCGGCAACGCCGTGGTGCCGGTCGTTGCCCGCGACATCCTCAACGCAATCAGGAGGCAGGCATGACCTACCTCAACCACGCCCACACGTCCGGCACGGGCCGCTCGTCGGCCACGGTCACCACCGGCGCGACCTACATCCCGCGCCCGGCGTCCACCGGCCTGTGCAACACGATGTCCTGCATCCGTTGCGGGTCGATCCGCCCGCTGTCGGCGCTGGTGGCCGACGCGCGGATCAGGAATCAGCGGCGGTGCGCGGACTTCGAACTGTGCGCTACGGTGCGAGAGGGCAAGTCGTGAGCAAGCCTAGCCCGAAAGGCGTCCTCGCCAAGCACCCGGCCGGCTTCGCGCTGGTCATCCCCTGGCACATCGCTGGTGTCTACCGCGACGCCGACCGGCCCCTGATCCTCGGGCGCATCCGCGTCCTTGGCGACATCAACAAGGGCGGCCTGCGCCTGGCTGGCAAGGTGCCCGAGTCATGGCTGGTCGACCTCAACGCCGCGCCAGTCGAAGTCGAGGTGTCGGCATGACCGCCCCGAACTTGAGCCCGTCGAGCGCGGGTTTCTGCTACCATCTTCAACGCGGTGAACCTATGGCAGTAGGTAGAATCGCAGCTCCCGGCCGCTTCGGCGACTGGATCCTTCGTGCCGTGGAAACACGGGCTGGCTGCCACCAGCAAGAGGGATCCAGTCACCCAAGCGGCTTTTTGCCGTCTGGCCGGGAACAAACTCATCAACGCTCAACCTTGGCAGAGGACGCATGAGCAACATCACCATCATCCGCCGCCCGCGCGGCGACGTGGTCGTACCCGTTGACATCCTGAGGGCTGGCCTGTCGGTCGGCGCTCTTGGTCTCTGGGTGCGCACCGAGGCATCCCCCCACATCCCCCTGACCGCCGTGTGTCTGTCTGACACCTTCGGAATGAGCCTGTCTCTGGCGGATCGGCTGATCGACGAACTGGTGCGCGCCGGCATCTGGGAGTTGAAGCCGTGAGCCGCCTCATGATCAACGAGCCGCCCCTTCAAGTGCTGCCGTCGCTGGCAGTCAAGGTGGGCCTGCAAGAGGCCATCGTGCTGCAGCAGATCCACTACTGGGTGCAGATGGCGAAGCCCAAGAGCGGCGAATGCTGGGTCTACAACACCTATGAGCAGTGGGCGATCCAGTTCCCGTTCTGGAGTTCGGAGGCGATCCGGAAAATCTTCAAGAACCTGCGTGAGAAGGGTCTGGTCCTGTCTCGCCCTCGTGGTCTTCATGCCTTCGACCGCGTGAACGAATACACGATCGACTACGAGCGGCTGGGGCTGCTTGATGCGGAGAAATTTACCGCATCGTCAGTCACTGCAGTTCCGGACCATGCGGAGAAATTTACCGCCTCAGGCCGGACGAATTTACCGTCTCTCTATACAGAGACTACACAAGAGACCCCCCAAGCCCCCAAGGGGGCCGGCGCCGATGGCTTCGCCGAGTTCTGGACCATCTACCCCAAGAAGGTTGGCAAGGACGCAGCAGAGAAGTCGTGGAACCGCAAGGTCAAGACCAAGGCCACGGCTGAAGAAGTGATGACTGCCCTCAAGGCCCACACCAAGAACGAGGCATGGGCGCGAGACGGCGGGCAGTACATCCCGAACCCCGCCACCTGGCTGAACCAGGGCCGGTGGAAAGACGAACTGGCCGGCGAGGTCGCTGGCTCTCAAGACTGGTCCAAGGGGGCGGTATGAAGGGCCAAGAGCAGATCCTCGAAGCCCGCCACCGCGGCATGAAGCCGTCCACCATGGTGTTCGTCGATGTTGGCCAGCACACCGGGTGGCAGTCGTTCCTGCTGGAGCAGAACGCCCGGATGCTGAACGACACCGAGCCGATGAACCCGCACGTCTGCCTGGCGCCGAACGAATCAGCCCGGACTGCCGACTGGTCATGGTGCGTCGGTCTGCGCGTCCAGATCGACGGGACCGACCCGGTGCGCGTCATGGCCGCGTTCGAGCGCATCAAGGCCGCGGGTGCTGAGCGTGTGGTTGCCACATGCGATGACGCCCCCTGGCTCCTCATGGACACCGAATTCAAGGAGGCCGCGTAATGGCTCTGCTTGTCACGAAAGACGACATCGACTTCGCGGCGTACCGCCACGAGACGGAAGCCACCCGCAAGGTGCGCGCTGCCGCTGACTACCTCGACGACATGATCGACGATATCGGCAAGGGAAAGGCCGACCCCGGCGAAGACCTGCCATGGGGCAAGACCGCGGGCCTGTTCAAGTTTCGCCCGGGGGATGTGACCCTGTGGGCTGGTCCGAACGGCCACGGGAAGAGCCTCGTCACCGGCATGGTCGCGCTCGATCTGGTCTGCAACCTGCACCGGGTGTGCCTCGCCTCGTTCGAGATGCGCCCCCGCAAGACGCTGGAGCGGATGGCGCGGCAGTGGATGGGCTTCAACCCGGTGCTCATGCAGGGCTCGAACAACTGGATGGGCGAGCTGGCCGAGAACTACCGCCAGCTCAAGGAGCAGTCCGCCGACCGGCTGTGGCTGTACGACCACCAGGGGACGATCGACGCCGACCAGATGATCAGCGTCGCCCGGTACTGCGCCAAGGTGCTGAACGTGAAGCACCTGTTCATCGACAGCCTGATGAAGTGCGTCAAGGGGGAGGACGACTACAACGGCCAGAAGGACTTCGTCAACGAGCTGTGCAGCATCGCCAACGATCACGAGATCCACGTCCACCTCGTCCACCACATCCGCAAGCTGGAGAACGAGTCGAAGCAGCCCGACAAGATGGACATCAAGGGCTCGGGGGCCATTGCCGACCAGGTGGCCAACGTGATGATGGTGTGGCGGAACAAGGCCGAGAACAAGAAGCCCGGCGACCCCGATGCCCGCGTCATCTGCTGCAAGCAGCGCAACGGCGAGTGGGAAGGGGCGGTGAACCTGTGGTTCGACCCGGGCAGCCAGCAGTACCTGCCCGAAGAGGGCGCCAGTCCGATCATCTGGGCCGGGAGGTGCGCAACATGGCCAGCCGCCTGCGCTGGGTAGCGCGGATGTTCGGCGGGCGCGATGGTCTCCATCTGTTCGTGGCGCCGCTGTCGGCGCGCGGCATCGTCCGAGGGGTCGAGGTGACGGCGTGACCCGCAACAGCAAGCCACGCAAGCAGTACCGGCCGCGCCAAGTGCTGTGCGAGCCGGCGACGTTCTCGCTGTCGCCGGATGCTGCGCGAAACCTTGCGGTGAAGGATCGGGTCACCATCGACCGCGTGCTGACGGGAGCCGGCGTGCGCGACGACCTCCACGGCGTCGAGATGATCGCCATCGCGCAAATCCGCATGGTCCGCGATGCGCTGGCTCGGCCGGCGGCGCACCGGGCTGATGCGGGCGAGCTTTCGGCGGCGCTGGGCCGGCTGGAGTCGGCCATTGCCCCCGCCATCCACGCGATCGGCGAACGCCTCGCGTCGACGGGCCTCATCGAGTGCCTGCCTGATGAGCGCGCCGCACTGGCCGACCTCGCGGACATCGCTGAGGCGACCCTCACTGCGCTGCCGCGCCGGCTGGTGCTGGACTGCTACCGGGCCTGTGTCGCCGACCCGGTGCTCAGGCTTGAGGTGATGGCATGACCCACCCCAACTGCAACACCTGCAGCCACCAGACCGGCGCCAGATCCTGCGGCTACCTGCTGGCCGAGACCGGCGAAACGGTGTGGTGTTCGACGATCGCCGAGTGCGACAACCACCAGGCCCGATCGGTCCCACTGCACGTCATCACGCTGACCGCCATCGCCCGCCGCGGCGACCGAGCCGGCTGGCGCGAGTACATCGACACGGTGCGCAGCCGAGAGGGTGAGCGTACGGCCCAGCAACTGCGAGCCGCGTTCGCCGCGGCATGGAGCCCTGCATGAACCGCCACCTGACCGATTGCGCCAGTGCCGTCGAGCGGCTGGAGTGGGTGACGCATCACCTGACCTGCGGCCACACCGTCACCGAGGCCGGGCTTGCCATGGGTGGAGTTCCCGCCCCCATGGCGCTGATTGCCGGCCTGCGGGCGACGGGCATCGAGATCGAGACGATCACGGTCGACCGGGTCGATCGCAACGGCGATCGGCACACCGGTTGCACGGCGTGGCGCCTCCTGCCGTCGCCGATGGGCCGGGAGGCGGCCAGATCGGTCCGCCAGCGCGAGAACTCAACCATCAAGCACCCCATGGTGCTTGAGAACGAAAAGGTCGCTTAAATGGGCTCTCATCAGAAATTCACGTTCAACCCGAATGCGCAGCGCATCGGGCCCGGCATCTACTGCCTGGAGGATCTGCGCCAGCGCTGCGTGATCGACAAAGATTCCGGCTGCTGGCAGTGGGGCCTGTCGATGAACAAAGCCGGGAACGGGGCCATCGTCCCTCGCGTGTCGATCCCGGCCGGCGTGCTGTGCGAACACCGTGTGTCATCGATGGCCGGTGGAAAGGCGGCATGGCTGCTGTCGGGCCGGCGCCTGCTGTACAAGCGGGTGGTGTGGCGGGCCTGCGGCTGCCGCGAGTGCGTCAACCCTGCCCACCTGATGTCCGGCACGAAGGCGCAGGAGGGCGCATGGATTACGCGGACCGGCGCCTTGAAGGGGAGTGTCGCGCGGCGCATCGCGTGCATCCGCAACGTGGCCCGCACCCAGGCCCTGCCACCAACGAAGGTCAGCACCATCGCCGAGGAGATGGCTGCAGGGGTTCTGCAGCGCGACATCTGCGCTAGGCATGGCATCAGCCTGGCCACGGCCAGCAAGATCAACCAGGGCAAGCATCTGCATCAGCGGATTGCTGCTGGGCATCTGGGGCTCTCTCATCTGGGGGCTGCATGACCATGATCAACAAGCCCAAGGGGATGCTAGCCCTTGGCCGACTGAAGGCTGGTGCGCAGAACAAAACCGAACTGGCTTACGAGGAATTCCTGAAGCGGTTGGTGCAGGCCGGACAGGTGGCCTGGTTCAAGTTCGAGGGCGTCAAGCTGCGTCTCGCTGACAACACGTTCTACACCCCGGACTACGCCGTGATGCTGACCAACGGGCAGATGGAGATGCATGAGGTGAAGGGGTTCTGGCAGGACGACGCTAGGGCAAAGATCAAGATCGCCGCCGCGATGTTCCCGTTCCGCTTTGTGGCCGTGACGGTCAAGGCCAAGAAGGATGGTGGCGGCTGGAATGTGGAGGTGTTCGGATGAGCGCAATGGTCATCACAGAGGAACAGGTATTCGAGGCGCTGCTGCGACTGGCGCCGGCCAGCTCTGCGGATGTGGCGGAGATGCTCGGGTGCAGCGACAGGACCGTGAGGTCGCGGATCCTGTCGCTCAAGCAAAAGGGTGAGATCCGCTTTCACGATCGCCGGTACGTCGTGGCGCGCACTGGCCCGGCGTACGCCGATCTGCTGGCCGAGCGCGAGCGGCTCAGGATGGAAATCACGCGGCTTCAGGTCGCTCTTGGAGGGGTTCGGTAATGGCAAGACCATCGAAGCTGACGCCTGCGCAGTGGGCGGAGATTGAGCGCAGGGCCGCAGAGGGTGAGGGCATTCGGGCGTTGGCGCGTGAGTTCGGCATCAGCGAGGGGACAATCCGGCTGCGCGTATCTACGCAAACCACGCAGGTCAGAAATGTGGCAAGGAAACTGGCAGATGCCCAAGCGGAGCTTTCATCGCTGCCAGTGCGCCAGCAGTACGCCGCAGTCAGCCTGGCGGAGAAGCTGCGCAACATCAGCGGAAGTCTGGCAAGTGCCGCAGAGCTTGGCGCGGCCACTGCGCACCGCCTGCACGCCCTGGCGAACAGTGAGGTGGCGAAGGTGGACGACGCCGAGCCGATGGCGAGCCTTGAGAGCCTGCGCAATGTCGGCGTGCTGACAAAGCTGGCGAACGATTCGAGCCACATCGCGCTGAACCTGCTGGCGTCGAACAAGGATCGCGTCAAGGCTGCCGACGATGAAGAGGCGGCGAAGGCCCGGGCAGTGACCGGCATCACACTGGTGCCGATGAGGACTCGCGATGCTTGAACTACAGATCGAGCTACCGCCGAAGCTGCTCCCGGTGTTCGACGGTCCTGCGGATGTGCGCGGGGCCTACGGCGGGCGGGGTAGCGCCAAGACGCGCAGCTTCGCCACGATGGCCGCCGTGGTGGGCCTGCGTTACGGGCAATCGGGCGTGCGGGGGCTGATCGTCTGCGGCCGGCAGTTCATGAACTCGCTGGCCGATTCGTCCCTGGAAGAGTGCAAGCGAGCCATTCAGGACAACCCCGCGCTGTCGGACTACTACGAGATCGGTGACACGTACATCCGAAGCAAGGACCGGCGCATCGACTTCGTGTTCTGCGGCCTGGATCGCAACATCGAGTCCATCAAGTCCAAGGGGCGGATCTTGCTGCTGTGGGCGGACGAGGCCGAGCCGGTGAGTGACGCGGCATGGGACATCGTGGTGCCGACGCTGCGGGAGGAGGGCGACGAGTGGAACGCCGAGCTATGGGTCACGTGGAACCCCAAGCGCAAGGCTGCAGCGGTCGAAACGCGCTGGCGCCGCAGCACTGACCCGCGGGTGAAGGTGGTTGAGCTGAACTGGCGGGACAATCCAAAATTCCCGGCAGTCCTTGAGCGTCAGCGGGTTGACGCCAAGGCGAACAGGCCCGACACGTACCGGCACGTCTGGGAGGGTGATTTCGTCGGCGTGGTGGCCGGCGCCTACTACGCGGCCTCGATCACCAAAGCGCGCGAAGAGGGCCGGATTGGCAGGGTGGGCGCTGACCCTCTCATGACCATCCGCTTGTTCTGCGACATCGGCGGGACCGGCGCCAAGGCCGACAACTTCGCAATCTGGGCGGCGCAGTTCATCGGCCATGAGATCCGCATCATCGACCACTACGAGGCCCAAGGGCAACCGCTCGCTGCTCACCTGGCATGGGCGCGTGAGAAGGGCTACACGACTGACAGGGCGCAATGGATCCTCCCGCACGACGGGGAAACGAACGACAAGGTTCACGACGTGTCCTATGCTTCGGCGCTGAAGGCTGCCGGTTACACGGTCGATGTGATCCCGAACCAAGGCAAGGGCGCAGCAAAGGCGCGGATCGAGGAGGGCCGCCGGCTGTTCCCCTGTATCTGGTTCAACGAGGCGACCACCGAGGCGGGCCTTGAGGCGTTGGGCTGGTACCACGAGCGCAAAGACGAGAAGCGCGACATTGGGCTGGGGCCGGAGCACGACTGGAGCAGCCACAGCGCGGACGCGTTCGGGCTGATGTGCGTTGCATACCAGCCTCCATCGACCACATGGGGCAAGCCTCTCGCCTATAAGTCGCTCGGCTATGCCTGATCGTTTCCGCTGTTTCCGCCCCGTGACGCGCGCGCGCGCATGGTGCGGCGATGTCTCGCGCAAAACCACCAACGATCACCGATGACGCGCTGATCGCGATCACCGACCAGCACATCCGCGCCGCCATGGGCTATATGGGCGGCAAGCTGTCGGAGGCTCGACGGCGCAACGTCTCGTTCTACCTCGCCAAGGCTGAGGGCGAACTTGCGCCGCCGCAGATCGAGGGGCGCTCTCAGGTGGTCAGCACGGACGTGGCCGACACGGTCGAGTGGATGCTTCCGGGCCTGCTCAAGATTTTCACAGCCGGGGATCAGGTGGTGGAGTTCGTCCCGCGCCGGCAGGAGGATGAGCAAGCAGCGCGGCAGGCGACCGACTACGCGAACTATGTGTTCTACCGGCAGAACCCCGGCTTCCAGCTCATCTACACATGGTTCAAAGATGCCTTGATCGAGAAGGTTGGCGTCCTGAAGGTCGCCTGGGACGCTGACGACGAGGACGTGCGCGAGTCATACCGCGACCTGACCGCCGAGCAAATGCAGATCCTGGCGCAGGACAAGGGTGTCGAGATCATCGAGCACACCGAGCGCATCGACGAGCAGGCCGCCGCCGCAATGGCCCAGGCGCACGCGCAGCAGCAGATGCAGCCGCCCATGCCCGGCCAGCCGCCACAGGCACCCATGCCGCCGCCTGAGCCGCCCATGCTGCACGATGTGACGGTGACGCGCTCGCAGCCAAAGAACCGGGTGCGCATCGATGCTGTGCCGCCCGAGGAATTCCTGATATCGCGCGAAGCCAAGACCGTTCATGATGCCGCTTTCGTCGGCCACCGGGTGGAGCGCAGCATCAGCGACCTGCGCTCGGCCGGCTACAAGAACGTCGACGACATCGGCAGCGACGGCGACGCCGCGGGCGCGCTCAACGCCGAGCGGATCGAGCGCCGTAGCTTTGACGATGAGCAAGCGTACAGCTTCGGTGCCGGCGACACCTCGGCCGATGACAGTCAGCGCCGCGTCTGGGTAACAGAGTGCTACATCCGCTGCGATCGCAACGGGGACGGGATCGCCGAACTGATCAAGGTCGTCCGGGCCGGCGGCGTGATCCTGGAAGAGCGCGAGTGCGACGCGGTGCCGTTCGTCACGATCACCCCGATCCCGCTGCCACACCGCTTCTTCGGCCTGTGCCCGGCAGACCAGGCCGTGGAGCCGCAGAGGCTCAAGACAAGCCTGTTGCGCGCCAGTCTGGACGGGCTCTACACGTCGATCAACGGGCGCACGTTCGCAGTGGACGGCCAGGTCAACCTTGACGACCTGATGACCTCTCGCCCGGGTGGCGTTGTCCGCGTGCGTGCTCCCGGAATGGTCGGGCCGCTGATGGAGGGCAAGCCCGACCTCGGCGCAGCCCAGGCAATGCTTGAGTACGCCGAGGTCGTGAAGGAGAATCGCACCGGCTTTACGCGGTATAGCCAAGGAACCAGCGCCGACAGCCTGAACGACACGGCCACGGGGATGAACATCATCACCAACCGGGCAGACAGCCGCGTGGAGCTGATTGCGCGCGTGTTCGCTGAGACAGGATTCCAAGACCTGTTCAAGGCCATCCTGCGCCTCGTCAGCCAGCACCAGGACCAGGCCACGGTTGCTCATGTGCACGGCAAGTGGGTCAACTTCGACCCGCGCGAGTGGCGCAACCAGTTCGATTTCTCGGTCAATGTCGGGCTCGGCACTGGCAACAAGGACCAGCAAGTGCAGCACCTGATGGCGCTGCTACAGACGCAGATGCAGATGCTACCAATGGGCCTGGTGCAGCCAGACAACCTCTACAAGCTCGCCAGCAAGCTTGCCGAGGCGCTCGGGTTCAAACAGCCCGAGATGTTCTTCGCCGACCCCGCCAGCCAGCCGCCCAAGCCTCCCGCACCGCCTCCGCCCGAGATGCTCAAGGCCCAGGGCGACCAGCAGCGCGCGCAGGCGGAGATGCAGCTCAAGCAGATGCAGATGCAGGCCGACCAGCAGGAAGCCATAGCCCGCCTGCAGATGGAGCGCGAGAAGTGGCAAGCGGAGGCTGCACTGGCCCGTGAACGCCTGGAAGCGGAGATCGCACTGAAGCGTGAACTGGCCGCGATACAGATGGGCGCCGACCAGGAACTGGCCGCCTACCGCGCGCTCTACGCGCAATCCGAGCAGATGGTTGGCGGCCCCGACCAAGGCGGCCCGCAAGGAGTATCGGTATGAAGACAATCGAGTACACGGGCGTGCGGTCGCCTTGGTATGACACCCTCGGCGGGTCTGATCTGACGTGGACCACCGGGATGCAAGCCGAACTGAAAAACGATGTTGCTGACGAGTTGCTCGGGTACGTGACAATTTTCAAGTTCATCAGCGAGTCTGGCAGCGCGGTGACGTTGCCTAACATGCAGGCGGCATACGACGCCGGGAGCGCCGAGGGAAAGGTCGCTTTCCAAGCATCGGTGTCAGGGTATCAGACCAGCATCGGAACCCCATGCAGCGTGACGGGGGTGCTGTACGAACGCGTGCTGGCGAAAATCCGCATCCCGCGAGCCCGGCTGACGAAAAACTGTCGGCTGTTGGTGCATCACACATGGCTGTCTGTCGCTAACGGCACCGCCAATCGACTGTGCATCCAGCTCAACGAACACGACGCAAACCCCGGGGATGTGCGTTTCTACAGAATTGACGCATCGACCAGTAGCCAGCAGTACACGGCAATTTCCGAGATTCAGTTCCAGAGCTCCTTGTACGCCCAAGTTTCCGGCCAGGCTTATTCGAGCAGCGGCATCGGCCTTACTGGCGGCGCAACTCCGCTGCTGAGTACGTTTGATTTTGCCAACAACGACTTGGAGCTGTCGTTCACTGGCGAGCTGCTGAACATCAGCAACAGCGTGACCCTTCTGGGCGCATCGGTCGAAGTTATCAACGGGGCATAAAATGCAACAGGGCACCTATACCAATCCTTTCAATTCGCGCAGCGAGCCGCCGTTCCCGGCCAACGCCTTCATCTCGATGTACTACAACGGCACAACCTGGACCGGCATCGAATTGTCGGACCTGACGCTTGCCACTTTGCCTGCGGCTATCACCGCTGACCCTATTGGCAAAATCCAGTCGATTTTCAGCGGCTCGCTTGGCATCCACGCAAAGGCGCTGGGGTATTGCTTTACCGACGAGCTGCCGGAAGGGCTCAACTACGGCATCATGCGGCTGCACGATTCCGGTGTGCGGTGGGACGAAATCGAAACATCGCAGGGCGTCTACAACGCAACGAGGCTGGCGAAGCTCGATGCATGGGTTAACGCAGCTTATGCTGCAGGCCGGGACATCATCTACACCGTATATGAGACGCCGGCGTGGGCCACAGCAGGCAACAACACGAAAGAGCCGCCGGCCAATATGACTAATCTGGCAAACTGGCTGACATTTCTATACAACCGCTACGGAACGAAGATCATGTACTACGAGGGCTGGAACGAGCCCAACGTCGTCAACTCGTTCGCCGGGACAATGACTCAGCTTGTCAGCCACCAAAAAACGATTTACCAAACAATCAAGGCACTGAACCCGTCACTGCAGGTCATCAGCCCATCGTGGACATTTGTCAGTGGAGTGTCTGCCACTCTTGGCCTGAGCAACTACGCGACGGCAGCCTATGCCGATTCGGGCAGTGTTGGCGGCTACTTTGACATTTGGGGATATCACTTCTACGCGGAATCGAATTTCCTCCGGTTTAGCCGCGGGTGTATCGATTCTGTGAAAACCGCAATTGCAGCCGGCCCCGCCCCGCTTCGCACTCTGGACATCTGGTGCACCGAAGTGGGTTGGTCCCGGCCCAACATTCGCACCGTCACCGAATCGCTGGCTGTATGTCTCGCTAAGGGCATCAAGCGGTGTGTGATGTACGCGTGGGATAATCCAGGCAAGGGCGACATGCGCATCAAGAATTACTGCACGAAGGCCGAGTTGAACGCCCTGAACGCGCAGTTCGCGGGCGCCACAATGCAGAGCCTGAACACGATTAGGACCATTGCAACGGGGACCGAAAATAGCACGTTCGGCGGGCAGCTCGGAGGAACGATCAACGGAGTGGGCGTGCTGCTCACCTGATCCCCTGCCGGTGAGTATTGACCGCTGTTGCCGCTGTTGCCGCTCCGCGCTGCGGAATGTCGCAGTATCCGCGCATGGATGACGAGCACAAGCTGATTCGAGAGATCGACCGAGGGCAACAAGCCCGGATCGTCATCGATTCGCCGATCTACCGCGAGGCCATTGACGGCCTGCGCGAACAACTCATGTCCGAGTGGCGAGATACCACCGGCCGAGACACGCAAGGACGTGAACAACTATGGCTCGCGCAAAACCTGCTGCAGCGGATCGAGACGCACCTGACGCAGGTGATGCAGACCGGGCAGATGGCCTCGATGCAACTGCAGACGCACCGCTCGACGCTGGCGAAGGCGGCGGACTGGATGCGGGGGCGGTGGGAGTGACGCACGACAGCATCCGCGCCCGCCTGCTGGCCCTGGAGACGGCTGATCCGCATCTGCGCGTCTACCGCGTCAGCTACCCCGGCGCCGTGGCGCAGTCCATGCCGCTTGCCAGTTCGCACCCGCTTGTCACCGACGGCGCGGCGCGCTACGTGACTCACGATGGACAGGAGTTTTCCCTGTGAGCGATCAAGCCGCAGCACCAGCAGCAGAGTCCGGACCGGCGCCACTGCCGGCCGCGACCGAGCCCAGCTTTGACAATGCCCTGGCATCCCGGCTTGCCGAGATGACGGGCGACCGCGACCGCGAAGACGACGCCCCAGCCGACCGCACGCCACAGGACCGCGACACCGCGCACCCTGACAGTGCCAAGCCGGCCGACGACGCCCCAGCGGACGCGAAGGCCGAAGACGGCGAGCCCGAGTACAAGCTCAAGCTCAAGGTTGACGGCAAGGAAGAGGAGCGCACTTTCACGCACTCCGAGCTGACGCGGCGCCTGCAGAAGGACGAAGCGGTACAGAAGCGATTCGAGGAAGCAGCCGCCGTGCGCAAGGCGGCCGAGTCCGAGGGCCGCGCAGCCGCCCAGGAGCGCGCCCAGCTCGCCCAGGCCCTGCAGCACTTCGCCCGGCAACTGCAGGCCAGTGCGCCGCCCGAGCCTGACCCGTCGTTGCTCAACAGCGATCCGGTTGAATACCTGCGCCAGCAGCACCAGTACCAGCAGCACTTCCAGCAAGCCCAGCAAGCGACGGCGGCGCAAGCCCACCTGATGCGGCAGGAACAGGCCGCGCAAGAGCAGTGGTATCGGTCGCACCTGGAGGCGGAATCCGCCGCGCTGGTGAAGGCGATCCCCGAATGGGCCGACGCCGAGAAAGCCAAGGCCGGCAAGGAAGGCGTCAAGAAGGCGCTTTCAAGCTTTGGCTTCCGCGACGAGGAAATCGGGTCGATCGCTGATTCCCGAGTCGTGGCACTGGCCCACAAGGCGGCGCAGCTCGACAGCGTGCGCGCTGAACTGGCGGCGCTGAAAGAGGCAAACGCCAAAGCCCAGAACGACCTCAACAGCCGGCTTCGTGGCCTGCCACCTGTGCGCACCGAGCGCCCGGGCAGCGCGGAAACCGGATCCACCGATGGCCGGACGCGCGCGATGCAGTCGCTGCGCCGCACCGGCTCCATCAACGACGCCGCCGCAGCACTGCGCGGCCTCCTGTGACCAATCGCTGAAAGGAAACTGCCATGGCAGCCCCGACCAACACCCTCCAGACCTACCAAGCCAAGGGCATCCGCGAAGACCTGGAGGACGTGATCTACCGCATCGCGCCCACGGAAACCCCGTTCCTGTCGGCGATCGCCAAGAGCAAGGCGGCATCGACGTTCCACGAGTGGCAGACCCAAGACCTCGCCACCGCGGCCAACAACGCCCAGATCGAAGGCGACGACGCCACGGCCGCAGCCGCGACGCCGACCGCGCGCATCGGCAACTACACGCAGATCAGTTCCAAGACCGTGGTGGTGTCCGGCACTGCGCAGGCCGTCAACACCGCAGGCCGTGACGATGAACTGGCCTACCAGGTCAGCCTCAAGGGCCTGGAGCTGAAGCGCGACATGGAAGTGGCGCTGACGCAGAACACGGTCTACGCCGTGGGCGCGGCCGGTACTGCCCGCCAGCTGCGCGGCCTCGAAGGCTGGATCGCCACGAACAACGATCTGGGTGTTGGCGGCGCGGCGCCGAACATCACGACCAACACCGCCGCCACGGACGGCACCGCCCGCGCCTTCACCGAAACGCAGCTCAAGAACGTGCTGCAGCTCGCGTGGGCGCAGGGCGGCAAGGTGGACATGCTGATGATGGGCGGCACCCAGAAGCAGACCTTCTCGACCTTCACCGGCGGCTCGACCCGCTACGACGTGAGCGAAGACAAGAAGGTCACGGCATCGGTCGATGTCTACATCAGCGACTTCGGCACGATCACCGCCAAGCCGAACCGATTCCAGCGCGCCCGCACCGTGTTTGCGCTGCAAACCGACATGTGGAGCCTGGCCACGCTGCGCCCGATGCAGACCGTGCCGCTCGCCAAGACGGGTGACAGCGACCGCCGACAGCTGCTGGTCGAGTACAGCCTGGTTGCGCGGCAGGAAAAATCCTCGGCCGCCGTGCGCGACGTACTGTGAGCCTGACCTGACCACCCGCGGGGCTTCGGCCCCGCTCACATGAGGATCCGCATGGACTTACTGACCATCGTCAATACCGGCGTCACGATGACGACCAGCGGCACTTCGGCTACCGCGGCGCTGCCGACCGTCTCGGGTTCCGTCCCGAAATACTGCCGCTTCGCCGCCACGGCAGCGTGCTACGTGCGCGTCGGCGTGGCGGGCGTCACCGCTGTGCCTGGCGATGTGCTGGTGCAGCCGGCGGACGCCATCGTGCTGCGCACGCACTCGCTCACCCACTTCGCCGCCATCCAGATCGGCGGCTCGGGCCAACTGCAAGTCAGTCCGGTGGAGGACATGTGACCAGCCCGACCACCACCAAGTTCCACTTCATCGACGGCCTGATGGTTGTGGAGCGGGGGCAGGACTGCACCGTGCTCGCCGACCACTGCAAGGCCCTGCACAACGAGACCGAGCAGCGAGGCGATGTGCGCCTAGCCGCCCGGCTGCCCGAGGTGGTGGTCGAGCGGTACTGCAATGACAACGGCATCACGTTCGGCGAGTTTGTGGGCAACCCCGCGCACATCCGGCGCGTCTGCAACGATCCGGCGCTGGCTGCGTTTCGGGTCTGGCCGGGGCGCATCTGATGCAGTGGGGCGCGCTGAAGACCGCCGTGGCCTCGTGGGCCAACCGCAACGACCTGTCGGCGCAGATGGGCACGTTCCTGCTGCTGGCCGAGGAGCGCATCTACAGCGGCGACCCAGTCAACAACATCGAGCCCCTGCGCTGCGCCGAGATGGTCGCCACGGCCAGCCTGACCCCGGTGTCCGGCGTGATCACCATGCCGTCCGGCTACCTGGAGCTGCTGCGCCTGCGGGACGCAGCGTCCCGCGTGGTCATGACGCCGGTCAGCGAAGATAAGATCGGCGACATCGAGGGCTTCACTGCAGGGGCCCCCTTCAGGTTCGCGGTGCGCGGCGGAAAAGTCATCGTCGCGCCTGGTGCAGCCAGCGTCGGTCCCCTGGAGGTCGTCTACTACGGCAAGCTCGCCACGGCGGCGGCGGACGGCGACGAAAACGCCATCATGTCGAGGTACCCCTCGGTCTACCTGCACGCGATGCTGATCGAGGTGGCGGGGTTCCTGGCAGACGACGAGATGCAGGCCCGCGCGATGCGCGCCTACGTGTCGGCGATGGCGGGGGCCCAAGCGGCGGACAAGCGCGCAGAAGCCGGCGGTCTGTCTGCGCTGGCGATCCGCTCCGACGCTTGGGGTCAGGTGTGATCCCGCTCGCCAAGGCCATCCCCCTCACGGGGCTTGCCCCGGACGACGAGCCGACCAAGGCAGGGATCCTCACCGACTGCCTGAACGTGGTCCCGACCACGAACGGGATGAAGGTGGCAAACGGCTGGCTCAAGACCACCCCCGCGCTTGCAGCTTCAATCACCGGGATGCTGCGCGCGCAGGCCACCGACGGCACCCCGGTGTTCGTGCTGGCGAGCGCAGCACGGCTCGGGGTCTACCTGGACTACACCAATCCCACCTCCCACATTGACACCGTGGTCCCGGCTGCAGTGCAGCCGTGGGCGATGGGGGTGTTCGGTAACGCTGCAGTTGTCAGCGGCTACTTCAGCCGCATTCAACAGGCGAGCGCGGCGAGCGGATGGGTTTTCGCTGAAATCGCCGATGCGCCCAAGGCCAAGCTCATCGTCAGCGCGGCGAACTTCGTCTTGGCGTTCGGCACCAACGACGCGACTTACGGCGAGCAGGGCGACCGGTGGTGGTGCTCCGCGATCAACGATCACACCTCCTGGACGCCGAGCTTGAGCACGCAGGCCACGACCGGCCGAATCGTCCAAGACGGCGGCGGTTTCACTTCTGCGCTACCGCTCGGCCAAAACGTGGTGGCGTACAAAGACCGCGCAATGTTCGTCGGCGCCTACGTAGGCAGCCCGGTCGTTTGGCAATGGGACCGCGTACCCGGGTACGCGGGCGCGGCCGGCCCCGGCTGCGTGTGCGACATCGGCGGCGCGCATTTTATTGTTGGCCCGGACGGTTTTTGGCTCTTCGACGGCACCCGCCCGCAGCCGATCGGCGTAGACGCGATCGCCCAGTCTTTTTTCGGGGGCATGATGTACCTCGGCAGCGCCCGGGACTGCCTCTGTTACTACAACAAGCGCACAACAAGCGTCCACGTCTGGTTCAGCCGCTCCACTGGCGCCGGTCGTGACTCCTGCCTCGTCTACAACGTGGCCACAGGGACGTGGGGGTACCGCCGCCACGTCCGGCAGGTCACGGCGGTGGGGGAGTACGGCCCGATTCCCTCTGGCGGCGTGACGACGATGTGCGTCGCTGCGAATGACGGGTCAGCCGTCGGATACCAGTGGATTGACGACGAAAGCAAGGCACCCGCCCCCCTGCCGTCCTTCACCACCGGCGTGCTTGGTGACGACTCGACCAACACCCGCGTGCTCGACTTGCGTCTGATCTGCGCCAGCAGCGCGGCCACCGGCGCGACCGTGCAGGGCTACACCGGGCGCACGTCTGGCGCGGTCACGACTGCAGCCGGCACCGGTGCGGAGATGGACGGAAAGCTCCCGATCCGCCAGCACGACCGCTGGCACAAGTTCACGGTCAACCTGCCCTACGCCTACGGCAGCGCGACACCCGAGATCAGGGCCATCACGATCAACGGCGTCACCGGGGGCACCCGGTGAGGCTCAACGAAACGCCCGCCCTGCCGATCGCACCCGAATCGGTCTACGACCGCGCCCTGCAACGCGCGTTGACCGACACCCTGCGCCCGTTGCTGCGCAAGGTCAACGCCATCGACACGCGAGAAGACCCGCCCGCCGCTCCAGTGCTGGTGAACGGCTGGGGCAACTATGGCGGCGGTGGTTTCCCGGCGGCGGGGTACCTGCTGGACGGGCTGGGCTTCGTGCATCTGCGCGGCATGATTTCGGCGGGTGCAGTGGGTGCCGTCGCGTTCGTGCTCCCCGAAGGCTGCAGACCCGCGGCGGAGTGCTATTTCCCTGCAGTTTCGGCCGGCGCGTTTGGCTTTGCTTACGTGAGCACTGACGGCCGGGTGACAATCGGCGCCGGCTCCGCAGTCTGGTTCAGCCTGGACGGAATCTGTTTTCAAGCCAAATGACGGGAGCCAGCATGGCCGACACGATCACCACCACCAGCAGCCAAGCCCCCGAGTGGCTCCAGCCGTACCTCAAGACCTACGTGGACCGGGCGTTCCAGGTGGGGGACCAGCCGTACCAGCAGTACCAGGGCCAGCGCGTCGCCGACCTCAACGACACGCAGCAGACGGCGATGGATGCCGTCCAGAACCGGGCCATAAACGGCAATCCGGTGATGAACGCCGCCCAGGGTGCACTGCAGGGCATCGCTGGCGGGCAAGGGCTGGGCGCACAGGCGGCACAGAATCCCTACCTCGGACAGCAAAACGCCAGCGCGAACACGTTCAACCCCTACGGCAACATCCAGAACAGTGCGGCCGGGGCGTCGAACCCGTACCTGAGCGCGACGAACGCGAACGCGAACGCCTGGAACCAGTATGCGAACGCGACCAATGCGGCAGCCGGCGCGCAGAACCAGCACCTTGACGCCTACAACGCCAACGCAGGCACGCTCAATGCGGCTGCGAACGTGCGGAACGCGGATGCATGGACGCAAAACGCGAGCGCCGACGTCTACAACCGCAACGCCGGGGCGTCGAACCCGTACCTGACCGCCCAGAACCCGCTCGCCCAGGCCGAAAGCCCGTACCTGCAGCAGCAGATCGACGCCGCCAGCTTGGACACGATGCGCAACTACTCCCAGGTGGTCCGGCCGCAAATGGATGCAGCCATGGCGCAGTCGGGAAGCTTCGGCAACAGCGGGTTGCAGCAGGTGCAGGCGAACCAGCAGACCGACCTCGGCAAGCAGCTTGGCAACATCGCGTCCGGGATGCGGATGCAGGACTACACCACGCGGCAAGGCCTGCAGGAGAACGCGACGAACCGGCTGTACCAGGGCGGACAGTCGCTGCAATCACAGCAGTACGGCGCAGGTCAGCAGCAAGCCCAAAACCAGTTCAACTCGGGCTCGCAGCTCGCGCAAAACGTCTACGCCGCAGGTCAGCAGCAAGCCCAAAACCAGTTCTCGGCCGGCGCCCAGAACCAGTCAAACCTCTACAACGCCGGGGCGCAGCAAGCCCAGAACCTGTACCTCGGCGGTGCGCAGATCCAGTCCCAGCAATACGCCGCAGGTCAGCAGCAGGCGCAGAACCTCTATGGCGCAGGTCAGCAGCAGGCGCAGA